TCCCCTGCTAAGGGAGTAGGCTGGGGTGACTGGCGCGAGGGTTCAAATCCCTCCTTCTCCGCCAAAGTGCCTATTTTGCTAGACAATTAGGCACTTTTTTGTTTTGTGAATCAACGGTTTTGGGAATGCTCAGGCTAGCACAGAATAGCACAATTTAAATCTATAACGTACATTGCAACGAACAAAAACACTGTAAAAATTGCAGAACATGGTGTATAATAATGATGGACTATGATGGTTTGGTTTGTTGGTACATTACTGAACACCTCCTTTACAAAACGAAGAAGGCCGCCACAAAAAAGGCGGATTTTCTTCTGTACTGTTATAATAGTGATTTTGGGTCAATGCATAGTGCGTCTGAAATGCGGATTAGGGTTCTTGCGGCAATATTACCTATATCCCCAAATCGTTCTAGACGGTTTATTGTTTTGAGGCTTACGCCGGATAAATCGGCAAGTTCCCGTGCGGTCATGCCGCGATTCATGCGATACCGTTCCAATTTCGTGATCGCGTCCCCGCGACGATCCATTCCGTTTTCGGTAAATGTGCATACGGGGCAATTACCGTCAGAATGTCTTTGGCAAAAATAGGTGGTATCAAATGTAATTCCATTTGATTTTTCCAGTATTCTACGAATAGATGTTTGCGAAACGGTTTCTAGGCGCGGGTGCCCAGATTCGATTGCCTTCGACCGGATAAATCGGGTAAATAGCGCCGAATACCACGAATCAACGGAATATCCATAGTCTTTTGGGTTTTCATGGAACATGCCTACAATCCATGCGACATCATCATCTGGTATTTTATCGACTCTGTGGCTCCCTCACTTCCTGTCGTTCAGCGCATATTCGATCCCACCATCATTATATTTCTTTACGCACAAAACAGCTGCACGGATTGTAGTGCCCAATTCACTGGATATGGCTTCATACGTTTCCCCTTTCGCCTTCATTAGCAATATTTTGCATCGATTGTATTTGTTGCGCGTGGTCGAACGTTTTGACAGCAGATCTTCCAAATACTTTATTTCTTCTGCCGTAAGCGGAATTATCGTAATGGGTTTTGACATTTTGATTCACTCCCGCATCGGTGTTTTGGGTATATTTTTGTAATAGCTTTTTCGCAACGCGGAAACGCATTCCGGCTTTCCGCATGTTACCGCATTTGTTCCGGGCGGACACAGGCCGCCACATATCACGCACCGTTTCAACGATATGCGTTTTTCCGATCTAATTTCCGCTATTTTATCGCGGTTTGCGGTGTAGTACGCAGCGCCTTGGCTGCGGTCAACCGCCATAACAGCGTCATGCCTGCAATCGGGGCAATACCGTTGCCTGCCGTTGCTTACGGTGTATTCGCGCCCGCAACGTTCGCATGTGTCAGTGCTGCCCAGCTTCCGCACGTATCCGCTTTTTCTGTACCTAGTAGCGCGCTCTCTTTCGGCCTTTATCCTGCACGCGGGGCATCGCTTTGCGCGTGGGCCGCCCTGAAATTCCACGCCGCAGTCCTGACATGTGCGCATTCGGATGGAACTGTTTTTCTTGCCCGCTGCGGAACATGCATCGCATTGAAATTGCCTTGCGTTGCCCGTGAACTCCGCGCCGCAGGATGTACATATGCGAATTACAGATCGTCGCGCCATAGAATACCTTTCTGCCGGGATTGGCCGCCCGGCTCGGCGTTGCTATGTCAACCCAATTTAACAATTCCTGTAACGTCCTTAATTTCGCTGTCGACAATGATGCGCGGGTTGTTCCAGTCGCAAGCATCGGATTCATCCAAATCATATTGCAAGCTGAAATCACCTTCGGCTGCGGCTTCTCTCGCCGATTCAAATGCTTCCGTAAATTCATCGGTTATTTTCCAAACAACCGTATATTCGTTCCCTTCATCGTCCTCTGCGGTCGCTTCGTAGTATTCGCCGTCATGGATAATATAGATTGTTTCGCGTCCTTCTTCGTCCATAATACGGAAATCGCCATTGCCAATAATGGGGTTAGTGGTCAGCGTGATATTCTTCATTGTTGTTTTCTCCTCAATGTTCGTCATGGTATTTATCTCCTTTCGGTTTGTGCTAGTGGTTTGTTTTTTTTCTATGGTTTTATTATACTATGATATCATATTAAAGTCAATAGAAATACCGAAAAAAGTTAATTGAATTTTTCTATGGAAACATAGGATTAAATATGATATAATGGCTATGCAAGGGGGATAGATCATGAAAACAAAATATGAATACAATAAAAAATATGCCGATGCATATGATGCAAAAATGGATAGGCTGTTAATCAGAATGCCGAAGGGACAGAAAGACACAATCAAGGAATACGCAGAAAAGAACGGCGAAAGCGTAAACGGGTTTATAAATCGGTTAATTGCCGAAGCGCTTGAAAAATAGAAAATATGTTCGGTTTTATCCGTAATTTTATGGTATAATGTAAATGGATAAAATATGAAATCTCATGGCATCGCAGAAACGCGGTGCCTTTTTTGTGCGCTATGAAACATTGTGTTAAATGGATTGAAACGCCAAAGACATGCAAGGAATGCAATAACTATGACGCGCGCTGGAAGAAATGCAAACTAAAGGTGTGCATCTACCCGGCAAGGAGGTGACGTGGGATGCCGTCTAGGCTGACGGAAGAACGAAAGAATAAAATAGTTGCTGATTACGTATTGACAAAATCAATAAATGCGGCGGCGAAACGGAACGGCGTGCCATGGATAACCGCGCGGGATGTGATCGAGAAGAATGAAGAATTGCGCACGCGTCTAGAACGAAAAAAAGAAAACCAGGACACCGCCGACATAATGGCATACATGGACGGCGAACGCGATAAGGTGTGTAAGATAATCGCGTTAGGCCTAGATGCATTGGCAGACCCGGAGAAACTGAAAGGCGCAACACCCGCGCAGATCACAACGGCACTTGGCACATTAATAGATAAATGGTTGTTGTTGAAGAACCCGCAAAGCGGCGGAACGGCGAAGATTGAAATCAAAACGGATGATCCAGAATTGGCACGGTGGTTAAATGGAAATTGATTTAACAAGAATGTCAGAACCGCAACGGGATTTTTTTCTATCGGATGCAAAGTATACATGCTATGGCGGCGCGCGTGGCGGCGGTAAAAGCTGGGGCATGCGCACATTGCTAGTATTGAATGCATTGAAATATCCCGGTTTAAACATTCTTCTGCTCCGGCGCACGTTGCCGGAATTGCGGGAAAATCACATAGTGCCCATGCGCGCCATGCTGCACGGGGTAGCTAAATACAACGCAACGGAAAAAACGTTTACGTTTCCAAATGGTTCTCGCATTGTGGCTGGGTATCTAGCCCACGAAGGGGACATATTGCAATATCAGGGTCAGGAATACGGAATAATCGGCATGGAGGAAGCAACGCATTTCACGGAGGATCAGATGCAATTGCTGATTCCATGTAACCGTGACACGCGCAGCGGACGAAGGCCGCGCATGTACTTCACGTGTAACCCAGGTGGCATTGGGCATTCATGGGTGAAGCGGCTGTTTGTGGATGGTCAGTACGAAGGAAAGGAAAACCCAGCAAACTATAAATTTATCCGCGCAAGGGTATACGATAACGCACCCCTGATTGAAGCAAACCCGGAATACGTGGAAGCGCTGGAAGGGTTGCCGGATGACTTGCGCCGCGCGTATCTTGATGGCGATTGGGATGTATTTGTCGGTCAGTATTTCACGGAATTCCGCAGGGAATTGCATGTATGCGAACCGTTTGAAATCCCGGCGCATTGGTCGCGCTTCCGCGCTTTGGATTACGGTCTTGACATGCTTGCGGTTGTGTGGGGTGCGTTCGATGAAATGGGCAATGCATACATCTACCGTGAATTGTGCAAGCCAGATGTTATCATTGCCGATGCTGCGCGGATGATTCTTGATGCGTCAGCGAATGAACCCGTACTTAACACGTTCGCGCCGGCTGATATGTGGGCGCGGAACAGGGCAACGGGGCGCGGGCAGGCTGAAATGTTCGCGGAAGCGGGATTAATTTTAACACAGGTTAGAAATAGCCGCATTGACGGCTGGTTGTCGCTGAAAGACTGGATGCGTCCGATCGACAACGGAACAGGCGAAAAGCGGCCACGATTGCAGATATTTAGCACATGCCGCAAGCTGATTCATGATTTGCCGTTGTTGCAACACGACGAACACAATCCAACGGATGTATCGACACAGCCGCATGACATAACACATGCACCGGACAGCCTGCGTTATCTTTTGGACGGCAGGCCGCAACATCGTATCATCGTTCCGCAAGAATACGATTCACAGATTGACAGATTTTTGGATTACGGGGGATAATATGGAATTTTTCGTGTGTTTTGTTTCCGTTGTTGGGCTTATTGTGTGCTTCACATGCGGCGCTGTGCTTGCGCATATATGGGGCGTATCGCCAAACAAGAAACACGGTGATCTGCAGGAGGATGTAAATCCGACACAGGCCGAAACGGACAGCCAAGAGCAATGGTTAAGGATGATGAACTACACCGGGAGGAATAATGAATGATTCGCACAGACCCGCAGGAAATATGGAAGGAATACGAAAAAGGGATTGATTACAACAATTCAATAGATTTGTATGAAACGGTTCGGGTAAACCGAAATTTCTTTCTTGGTCGGCAGTGGGAAGGGCTGAACGCTCCTGACCTGCCGAAGCCGGTCATGAATATCATGAAGCGTGTTATCGCGTATCAGACTTCCATGATAACGTCAGATGATATCGGCGTATCGTTTCAGCCGTTCAGACCGAACCCGGATGAATCACTGCTTGCGGCGATATTTTCGCAAGAAGTGGAGCGGGTTATAGAACAGGCTAAAATTAAATCATTCCATCGTGACGCAATCCGTAATGCATCGGTAGATGGTGACGCATGCATGTATCTGTACTATGATACGGACATCGAAACCGGGCAGGATGTGAAGGGGGACATCCGCGTTGAACTGATAGACAATATCAATGTTTACTTCGGCAATCCGTACCTGTGCAACGTTCAGAAACAGCCGTATATCATCATTGCCCAGCGCAAGACGCTGAAAGAAGCGAAAGAAGAATCGAAGCAGAACGGCTGCGATGCTGAAAGCATCATAACGGACAGCGACCCGAACCAAGGCGAAGCAGGGGACGATAGCGGACTTGTGACGGTTCTGATTAAATTCTGGAAGGAAAACGGAATTGTAAACGCAATCAAGACAACGCAAACCGCTATTGTGCGCGACAAATGGGATACAGGGCTGAAGCTGTATCCAATTGCATGGATGCCTTGGGAAACCGTTCGTTCATCGTACCACGGACAGGCAAGCATAACCGGGCTTGTGCCGAACCAGATAGCAATCAACCGCATGTATGCGATGGCCATACGTTCCGCAGAAATGAACGCATTCCCGAAGGTTGTATACGATGCGACCAAGATTGAACGTTGGTCAAACCGTGTGGGCGAAGCAGTAGCGGTTCGCGGCGGCGGTGTCACAGACGCGATTGCAACCGCAATCAGGGGCGCTGACATGTCACCGCAGGTCATGCAGATCATAGAAACAACCGTAAACATGACACGCGATTTTATGGGCGCATCTGATGCAGCCTTGGGAAATGTCAGGCCTGACAATACATCTGCTATAATCGCGGTGCAACAGGCTTCAAGCGCACCCTTGGACTTGCAGAAGCGCGCATTTTTCGATTGGTGCGAGGATTATGTACGAATCATCATTGATATGATGCGTGCGAACTACGGAACACGGTCAATTGTGATTCAGGATGGTGACACACTGGCGAAGTTCATCCCGCCCGATCCGATGACCGGGGAAATTCCGGAGTATTTTGAAATGCGCGTTGACTTCGGGCAGCTTGACGGGGCGAACATGCTGTTAAAGGTTGATGTGGGTTCTTCTGCGTACTGGTCTGAAATCACGCAGATGCAGACGCTGGACAACCTTGTGAACAAGGGTATCATCCAAGACCCGGAGTTGTTTGTTGAACAGATACCGAACAAATACCTCGTAGGAAAGAACAAGATACTTGAATCGATAAGACGTGCAAAGGACATGCAAGAACAGCAGATGCAGGAACAACAGATGTTGCAAAACATGCAACAACCAATGTTATAAACAGCCGCAAGGCTGATTTTTATTTGCGCCAACCATAGCGCAGAAAGGAAGTAACACATGGAAGAATACACCAATTTTTCCGACACAGGCGAGGACATGTTTCTTGACGAACCGGAAGCAACGGAGGAAACCACTTTGGAAGAACCGGAAGTTGAAGAAACGCAACCCGAACCCGAAACGAAACCGGAACAGCCTGCACAGACGTTGAAAATCAAGTACAACGGCAAGGAGCAGGAGATCACGATTGAGAAAGCCGTTGAGTTGGCGCAGAAGGGTATGAACTATGACAAGGTCCTAAACGAGCGCAACGGGTTGAGGGTGGACGCGCGGGCGAGTGAGCTAATTCATAGGCTTGCGGAAGAAAGCGGCATGGACATTGATGAGTATGTCGGCTTTGTGGAAGAGCAACAGAAGGCCATGACATTACAGCGTGAGATTGAATCCATCCACGACAAGTATCCCGACATGCCGGATGAAGCAGTCAAGGAATTGGCAAAATCGCGTGCAGCTGAAAAGGCACGAAAAAACGAGGAAGCAGCAGCGGAACGGAAGAAAGCGAGCGAGGAAGCGAAACAAAAACCATGGATTGACTTCTTGCGCGAGTTCCCGGAGTACAAGGACGAATTGCCGAATGATGTGATTGCCTACATCGAAAAGGGCAGCACACCAATTGAAGCAATGCTCCGCTTTAAGCTGGATACTAGCGAACAAAAGATAAAAGAACTCGAGGGCAAACTGACATCGCAGGAGCAAAACACAAAAAATAAACAAAAATCCGTAGGCTCCGTTGAATCCACTGCCACCAAACCTGCGGTGGATGATTTTTTAGCGGGGTTTGACGGATAAGAAAGGAAAAACAAAATGAGTATTAATCTTGCAACCAAGTATAGTAACAAAATTGCACAGGCGCACACCCATGAATCCTTCCTTGCCGGAAAGGCGAAAGCACCGTATGATTTCGTAGGAGTGAAAAGCATCCGCATTTACACGTTGCTTTCGCAGCCGCTTAATAACTACGACCGCACAAACACATCCAATCGCTACGGTGCGCTTTCCGAGCTTCAGGATTCCTATCAGGAAATCAGCATGACGCAGGACAAGTCTTTCCGCATCGCTATTGACAAGGGCAACAACAACGAACAGATGATGGTGAAAGAAGCGGGGCGCGTCATGAAGATGCAGCTTCGAGAACAGGTCGTTCCTACTGGTGACAAGCGCGCGCTGAATCGGTGGGCGTGGGGAGCTGGTAAATGTCTTGAATATAGCGCAGCGATCAGCAAGAGCAACATCATCTCCATGCTGCTTGACATTGAAAAGGAGTTCATGGACACCTTCACTCCGCTGGATGACCGCTATGTGGTTGTGAAGAACGAGCATGTAAAGCTGATTAAAACATCCGATGAATTCCAGTATGTTGACGGAGTGCGTGAAAACTTCATCTTGAAGGGCATAATTGGAAAGATCGGTACGCTGAATATCATCGCAATGCCTGCTGCATGGTTCCCGACCAATGCGGAACATATCGCGTTCCATTCCCGCGCGGTTGGTTTCCCGTTCAAGATTCGAGATACCAGAATTGTGACCGATTCTGAGGCGGTAAACGGTGCCGTGCTGCTTGGCCGGTTCAACTATGATGCGTTCGTTGTTGGCGGTGCGTGTGATGATGTTATCGTGGTGACCACTAGCGGAAACAAGTGCGCAGATCCTGCTGTCACCAAGTCCGCAAACACGACCATCACAAGCACCACATCTGGCGCGAAGATTTATTATACCACGGACGGAAGCGACCCTAGGTTTAGCGCGAGCCGTATCGAATACAGCGCCGGCATCAACAACCCCACGGCAGGAACGGTTATTAAGGCTGTAGCTATTTACGAATCTGGCAACAAGTTCACCTCCAACGTTGCCACGCACGTTTGCGTATAATTTAAACCACGTTATGCGGGGGGCTAATGCCCCCCCCAAATGTTTCTGTAAGGAGGAAGCATGACAGGACAAGATATTTATGAAACCGCAAGCGCGTTTCTGTATGAAGCTGACGGAGAGGACGCGGAAAGCAAGCGTTATTCCGTTCCGTTTTTAAACCTCCTGTTACAGGAATGCCTTGAAGTTGAAAATTCGATACGTATTTTCAAGGGGATTGAACCGCTTGAGATTGCGCAAAAGATAGAAACGCTATCGGAGGAAATCATATATTCCGATTCAATAACGCGCGTTGCGCTCCCTTACGGCGTGGCGGCGCAGTTCTTTCAGGAAGCAATGGACGGCTTCCAAGCTGAAAATTATCGCGCAAAGTATATAGCTGCGTTGAATGAAGCGAGGCGGTTGGTATTCGTTGATGTGGTAGATGTGTATGGGGGTGAATGATTGTGCCGTCTGTCGTTACGCCTAGAAACATATCTGATGTAAAGAGATACCACAAATCATATTCCAAGTTCAGGGGCGTTGACTTCTCGACAGACCCGACACTGGTTAACGATTCGCGTTCTCCACTGTGCCAGAACCTTATATCTGACTTGGCCGGATTCCCCGAAAAGCGCCTTGGATGGCGCACGCTGTTTACAGTGGAAGCACCGATAAACGGATTGTTTTATGCCGTGTTTGAATCGGGCGCAGAGAAATACATTGTACACGGCGGCACAAAGTTATATACCTTTACCGATGCTGGATTTGTGCAAGTGTACGATGGCATGAACAACGCTCGAAGCGCGGCATTTTCACACGGCGGCAAGCTGTACATCCTCGATGGCGCGAACTACCTCGTTGCGGAAGAATCTGGAAGCAGTATCGTGGTAACGCCTGTGAGCCAACATGCGTTCGTTCCAACTACTGTTATCGGCGCACCTGCGACCGGCGGCGGCACACCGTTTGAAGCGGTAAACATGCTGACGGGGAAGCGCATCAATTCCATGATAGGTGACGGAACAAGCACGGTATTTCAGCTTGATTCCGACAACATAGATTCCGTAGATTCCGTAAAGATAGATGGCGTTCCAACAACGGCATACACGGTCGACCTTGCGCAAGGCACGGTAACATTCGATACAGCGCCTGCCGTCAGTCCTGCGGGCGGTGGGATTGACAATGTGGTGATCGAGTTCACAAAGAATGTTGCGGGGTATTCCGACCGGATCTCGCATTGCACGATTGCAGCAAGCTACGGATACAACAACGATAACAGGTTTTTTCTGTCCGGCAATCCGGAATATCAGAATTGGGATTGGCAATCTGGGCTGGATGACCCGACATATTTCCCTGATACAGGGTATACGAAAGTTGGCGCGGATACTTCAGCAATCATGGGGTATATCAAGCAGTATGACGCAATGACCATCGTCAAAAAGAGCAATGAGCAGGATGCAGAATTGTTTTTGAGGACGGCAACATTTGCGGATGACGGAACAGTTATATTCCCCGTGAAGCAGGGTGCAAAGGGTATCGGCGCAGTATCAATGATGGCGTTCTCGACATTGCGAGATGACCCGCTTTTCCTGTCGAATGAGGGCGTGTTTGCGATTGCTTCAAGCTCAGTGAATCAAGAGAGGGTATTGCAGGACAGGTCATTTTATGTCAATTCAAGACTGACAAAAGAACAAGGACTGGAAAACGCCGTTTCTGTGGTGTGGAACGGATATTACATTCTTTGTCTGAATGGGCATTGTTATGTAGCGGATTCTCGGCAGAGAACAGGCGATTCAGCGACGGAGCAGTATTCGTATGAATGGTACTACTGGACGAACATTCCTGCGATTGTGTTCCTTGAGATTGACGGTGCGTTGTATTTCGGAACGGCTGACGGGCGCGTGTGTAAGTTCAACACCGATATAACAGGTGTTAGCAGATTCAACGATGATGGAGATCCGATCGTTGCACGATGGTCAACCAAATATGATACCTTCGGCACGTTCACAAGACGCAAGACACTTGTGAAAAAGGGTTCTGGCGTGATGATAAAGCCCTATAGCCGTTCAAGCGTGAAAATCTATGTGGCAACTGATAGAGCGCATGAACACCTGATACGTTCCAGTAACATGGACATATTCGACTTTTCAGACATAGATTTTGAACGATTCACATTCAATACGTTGGACATACCGCAAGTGAAGCCGTTCAATACAAAGGTTAAGAAGTTTATCTCATTGCAGTTGATCTTTGAGAACGATGCCGTGAATGAGGGCTTCGGCGTATACGGCGCAGAGGTGCAATATACCGTTGGAAATTACGTGAAATAGGGGGATTGTTATGGCAAGTTATTACACTTCCGGCTACACGCCGCCGCAGGGAGTTACAAGCGCAGATCAAGTAAGGGCGATTCAGCAACAATTGACGCAAGCCGGATATAACGTAGGAAATACTGGAGCGGATGGCATATGGGGAAAGAATACGCAGGCTGCATATGATGCGTATCTTTCTTCAAACGGTAAGGTAACAGCTACGCGGCCTAATTCAACGCCAGATTGGAGCAGCCCTGTTGTGGGAGGTACGGCAGGCTCTTATTACAGCGGCGGAAGCTTTTCAATTCCGTCCGTTCCGTCATATGACATTGGAGCGGCATATGACAGGAGCGCAGAGCAGTACAAAGCGGCGTTGGACGCTGCGTACAATTCGCAAAAGGCTGGGATTGACGCACAGGCGAAGAAGCTTGCAGACCAGTATAACGCGGTTCGGTCGAATGCTTACACCAATGCAAGGCTGAACGCAATCGGTAACAATGAAGTTATGGCTTCATTGGGACTTGCCGGGAACATGTACAAGCCCCCCGCTTCTGGCGTGTCTGAAACCTCAAGGGTGAATCAGGATATCGGCATGCGGAATGACATAAATTCCGCAACGCGGCAGGAACAGGCCGAAAGGGATAGCCTTGCGCTTGAGCTTCTGCAAGCAGGATACACGAGGGATGTGGAATACGCAAAATGGATGGCCGATATGCTGATTGCAAAGGCAAACGCAGAACAGGCGGCAGCACAACAGGCGTTTGAAAACCAGATGGCGCTCGCAAAGATGTATGCCGATATGTACGGCGGAATGGGCGGCAGTTCGACCGGCGTGTCCGGTGGTTCCAGAAGTTCATCTAAAAAAACCACAACGGCAATGCAGACATATGCATCCATGAAGAATTACATTGAAACGATTTCCAAACAGGGCGCTACAAGTAAAGATATGTCCTCTGAAATTGCAGGAATGAACCTCCCACAGTATCAGAAAGACATACTGAACAGTTATTCCAAGATTCTGTCTACAGGGTTTACAAAGCCGTCTATGATGGTAAAAAATCAGACGAAAAAATAAGGGGGATATATGGCGTACATATCCTTAGATGATTACCTTGAATATGAAGCCAAGCGGAAAGCACAGAACGAGACAGTAAAGAAGAATCAGAGGACGCTTCAAGAGAAAAGTAGGGCGGCATATGAAAGCTATAAAGCCCAACCGCAACAGCCTTTGAAATATCAGAAACAGCCGCAAAACGATGTTTATATCCCGGCGCAGTTCGGACAGCGGATATTGGACAGACAGCGGCAGCAGGAATACGCGAACCGTTTGTACAATACATATATTCCTGCCACGCTTGCGCAGGATGCGCTAAACCGTAGCGGACGGGGGAACGATTTCAATGCGTTTTCCGATTCCGCTCTTCGCTCGGACTATCTTTTGAATTCAGACACGGCAAAGATGCGCACGGAGCTTGACGCGCTTTCATCCGAATTGTCATTGGATGAGCAACGCTATAACCGAATGAAAGCCAAATACGCATTGTATGGCAACAATGTGAATGATAGCGGAGCAAAGGCCATAAAAAGGTACTTAGACGAATATGAAGCCAAGAGCAATAAAGCTGAACAGCTTAGGCGCAATCTATCCGATGCGGAAAAAGCGCAGAAATACGCCGGATATGAAGCGCTGCGGCAGAACACTGACTTTGCGGAGAAGTCGAAGGCCGGGAAATCAAAGCGTGTGCAGTTCAGCCTTACAGACCCATCCACATGGGCGGCGGGCGATGATAGGTACGACTTCATTAACAACATTGATGGATACCGCGACCATAATTTGGCAGGTCTTGAATTTGACAATGCTAAGGTTATGGGGATGGAGCGCAACCTGTCGGAACATGCGGCCGTTTCAAAAATGACAGATGGCGAAATAGCCATGTACAACTATTTGTACGCTACGAAGGGCAGGAAGGCAGCGGACGAATACATTGACACGATCGCTGAGGGATTGAACTATAAACTGGCGCAGGACGATGCGGCGAACGTAGGAGACAATGTGCTGAAAGGGATGTCATATGGCTTCCAATCCGGCGTTGAGCGCTTCGGTACTGGCGTTGCTGATATGTTCCGTGGTGAAGCCACGCCAACATCCGCAACTGAATACGGCTCACAGCTTGTAAGGGAAAACCTTGCCGATTCCGGTTTAAAACTGCCTGAATTTATGGGCGGCTCCAGCGTTGGGCAAGTCGCATTTGATATGGCGAACACTGCGGGCAATATGGCTCCGTCCATCCTTCTAGCAACGCTCACAGGCGGTTTGGGTGCTACATCCGCAGTATCGGGCGGTGTTGCTTCCGCTTCCATGGGACTAAGTGCGGGCGGAAGTGCAAAGATGCAAGCACTCCGGCAAGGATACTCCAACGAACAGGCTACAAAATACGGTTTGCTGATTGGCGCATCCGAGGGTGCATTGCAGTACCTTCTTGGTGGTATTAGCAAGCTCGGAGGAAGGTTCACGGGCGGAATAGCATCAAGGGCAATACAGAACATTGATAACGCTCTGCTTCGTGTTGCTGCAAGCGGTGCAATCAAGATGGCTGGCGAAGGCACAGAAGAATACCTGCAAGAGATACTCGACCCTATTTACAGGAATCTTTTGTTTGATGAACGCAACCAAATCGACCTTACAGACCCTAACGCCGTGTATTCGTTCATGCTCGGCGCATTGACCTCTGGCGTGATGGAATCCCAGAATACGGTTAGGGATTTAGCGGGAGCTGTACGGACAGAAGCCGCAAAGGCAAGAGAACGAGCGGCAACCCCTAATATCAACGGTGCGTTGGTCGGTTCAAATTCGCTTGTACAGGATTCAGGCACTGATACGGTAAATACTCCAACCGCACAGCAAACAACGGCAAATACAGGCGTTGCAACGGCTGAAACTGCGCAACAGAATACAAATGATAATGTTACAGACATTAACCCGATTGACGCGCCCGCGCAGGCTCAAGCACCTGTCAATGAACAGCAGATGCAACGGGGGGATTCTTCGGCGAACCAAGAACAGGCTATTCCGAACCTTGACCGTATGGAAGCATACAGGGGCGGCAGGGAAATATCCGACAGACTACAGGATTACAAGAAACGGCATGAGCGGAATTTCATTGCAAGACTTTCCGAGACGTTCAACATTCCGAAGGATGCGCAAAAGGATTTGATGCCGATGCTGTCGAGCATTGGTGATTCTGTGATACGAAGCGGACAGCTTAGCCAGGAAGATTCCGATATGCTGTTTGAGGCTGTGTTCGATTCCGCAATGGAATATGACGGAAAATCTGAATATCAGGATTTCAGGAAGTATCTTCACGATTCCGCAGTACGGCCTGACAGCATCCCGAAAGAGTACAGAAAAGAAGCAAGGAGATTTTTGAATCTGCGCAATGATGGAAAGAGCATCACGCAGTTGTACGAAGATATATCGAAAGAGTTTCCCGGCTTCCTCGATGAGAGTAGCACCTCCCAGGAGGATATGTTAAGTGAAATTATTGAACTTAACAACAACATGCGCGGCAGAGAGTATACGCTTAAAGAGTTGTACGGCGATGACTATGAATCCATGAAGATGGCGGCGAAAATCGACTTTGAGCAGGATTTGTATGAACTCCGTAAAAAGATGAATCTTGTTGACCGTGCTGACGTTGTGAGGCATGCGGAACGCATCGCTAATGAACGTGCAAAACTTGATTCAATGCAGTATGAGCGCGTGTCGGAATCGCTGTCTAAAATTAAGAGCTTGAAGCGTGATTTAGAAAGCGTAAGGAATAAATACCCCACCCTCACAAGAGGTGACATGGATGTGATAGCATCACTTCATTCTGGCGGTATTACGTTGAGCGACATTGAAAAACGAGCGAATTACGATGAAATCAAAGCGGTCTATGAAGCTGAATCCGGCCTGATGAAAGAGCAGAAAATTGTTGAGCTGTATAACAAACAGCGCAGAGAATCGCTCCGTGAGGACGCTATGGAAGCGTTGGAGAACTCTGATGACTGGAAAGACAAGAAGCATGGCGTCATGTACGCAAGGGAGACGCAGCAGCGCAACATCCAAGACATCGTAAATGATAGCACCGATGCAGACCTTATCAATGCGAGATACTTTGACCCAGTTAAAAAGAACGAAGCCGACAAGACGAGATACATAAACGAGATGACGGAAAGGGTTAAGGCGTTCGGTCTTAATAAATGGGAATCGAAAGCGGCGCAGATGGTAGGTGAAAAGGCATCGTATGAGGAATCGTTAGCCAACGGAACGGACGATTCTATCATCGAAATGTATGAAGAAGGGCTTTCAGATGTAAACGATGCTCTTGAAAAATTGCTTGAAAAGCACGGAAAAGACATAGACCTTGCGAAATGCGAAAATGCAGCGAAAGAGATGCGCCCGATATTTGAGGAACTGTTCGAAAAGGCAAACGAAGCGCTTATCAGAAACGGCTATGCTCCGATTGAACACAGAAAAGGATATTTTCCTCATTTCATCGGTGCAGAGGATAGCACAGTAAGAGCTGAACTGTTCAATGTGCTCGGCAAGAATCAGAACGATATTCCAACCGATATCGCCGGGTTGACTGCAACATTCAGACCCGGCAAGACATGGTTTGGCAATGCACTTGAGAGGGTAGGTGTAACAACCACATACGACTTGCATCAGGGCTTTGACAAATACATGCGTGGCATTGCGGATATCATCTATCACACGGATGACATACAAAGGCTCCGTTCTCTCGACAATGCGATACGGTACAAATACTCAGATGCAGGACGCAAGGCGAAGATTAACGATATAAACAATAATCTGTCGCTTACGCCAGAAGAACGCGCGAACCAAATAAATCTGCTTTACAGCAAGGCCAGCATAAGCCATTTATCGAACTATGCCGCAAACCTTACCGATTATACGAATGGGCTTGCTGGCAAAAAGACCGATTATGACAGGGTGCCAGAAAAGCTGTTCAGTAGAAAGATCTATCAGCTTTCAAAATTCATGGATAATCGGTTTTCGGCAAACGCTACCGGCGGTAACATCGGCGTTGCGCTTTCAAACTTCATACCGTTCACGCAGGCTTTATCACAGCTTGGAACGGTTGATATGCTGAACGCAATGAAAGAAACGGTGAAATCGTATTCTGTAGCTGATGGGTTCGTAGATAAGTCCGATTTTCTTACGAGCAGAAAGGGCACTGAGCAGCTTTTTGTTTCAGACTTAAAGAAACTGGAAAATGCAGCAAGCGTTCCGTTTGAAGTAGTGGATATGTTCGTTGCAGAGAGCATAGTTCGCGCCAAGTACAATGCCAATATCAAGAGTGGAATGAGCGAGGACGCGGCGATGAAGAACGCAAACGATTTTGCTGGCGGTTTAATCGCCGACAGGTCGAAGGGCGCACTTCCTACGATATTTAACAGCAAAAGCACGCTTGCAAAGACATTCACCATGTTCCAAGTCGAAGTGAACAATCAGCTCAGTTATATGTTCAAGGATATGCCGAGAGCTATGAAGGATAAAGGCATAGGCGCTATCGCTTACGGATACTTCAAGATGTTCCTTGCGGCGTTCCTATTCAACGAGCTGGACGAGAAATATGGTACAGGCAGAAGGAGGGCACTTGATCCGATAGGGCTTGTCCGGGATGCTGTAGTTGATTTCACTGGCGGCGATGATGGCAAAACAAGCAAAGCTGATGCGGCCATTAACCTGTGGAGCGGCATTGCTGGTGAGATACCGTTCGTTGGTAATATATTAGGTGGTGACGGCGGAAGGTCGCATATTGAAAGTATGATTCCGAGCATCACGAACATCGTTAAAGCAATCGGAGCAGATGATGCCGATAGCGCATACGTCGGGCAACAGATTGGAAATGAACTTGCGAAACCTTTATATTATCTCATTCCTCCGCTCGGCGGCGCACAGGCCAAGAAAACATACGAAGGCATTGAAGCATTCATTAATGGCGGTAGTTATCGCAAGAACAAACAGGGCGAAGAACAGCTCCAGTATGCGGTAGACCAGAACATAGCAAACCTAATCCGCATGGGATTGTTCGGCAAGTGGTCGACGGAATCTGCGCAGGATTATATCGACAGCGGCTTCAAGATGTATTCGGTCAAACACACACAAGCCTACACCAATGCCAAGGAAAACGGCGTTGATGGTTCGCATGCGCTCATGCTAATTGACGAATACAAGGCTTTGAAGCCTGAAAAGAACGAACAGGGTGAGACTACAAAGAGCACAAGCGAACAGTTCCGCGAGATCCTGTTCAACGACAAGGATTTAACGCCCGAACAGAAAGCGATGTTTGACAGGGATGTGATTGGCGCAAACAAGACCGCTGATTATTCCGACAGTTATTCATTCAAAGCATCACAGCTTTCGGGCAAGGGATATGAGCGGTACAACGCTTATGTCGAAGCGGGAATCAAGAAAGCCGATGCGCTTGAAATCGCGGAATGGAAGCGGAGCAACAGCGGCAAAGAAAAGACTATCGAGTATCTCAAAAAGTACAATCTCACACAACGGCAGATTGATGCCGTTCTGGATGCAAACTAAGGGGGAGCAATCCCCCTTTATGAAAGGAGCATTGCATGGCAATTACGGGCAAGAAAATAGGTTCGTGGACAAACCCAGTTGTAAACGAAGCAGACCAGCCCCAACGCACGGCAGCGGAGATGAAGGCAATCTTTGATTCAAACAGCAATCAAATAAAAACCGCCTTCAACGCCGTGGTAGATGAGCTTGTGGGGGAGGGGGGCGCGGGCAACGTTGGAAACGGTGCGATTGGCAGCATTCCATCCGGAACAGTAGCATCACAGTTAGCCGCTCTTCTGTCAAAGTTCAATGATTATCCCGGTTCTTCAAACATTAAAGGAATCAGGCTGGACAGTGACGGAAAGATCGAAGTAACGCTGGACGGGAACACATGGCAAAGCACAGCATCTTCGGGGCATGTGATCGAGGACGCGCAAGGGAACGCCGTAACACAGCGTTCAAGGCTGCGCTTTATGTCGGGAACGGTGAAAGATGAGGACGGAACAACCGTAATAACGGCGCTCAAGGGTGATAAGGGCGACAAGGGGGACACAGGCGCAACTGGCGCAACGGGCGCGACGGGCGAAAAAGGCGCAACAGGCGCGACCGGGCCCGTGCTCGTGCCTGAGATCAGCAGCGAGGGAGAGATATCCTGGTCGATTCAGGCAAACGCGACTGTACCGGCTAGAAGGTCGATCATAGGCCCACAGGGCGTTCAGGGGATTCAAGGCAGGCAGGGCGCAACAGGTGCAACGGGGCCGCAAGGCCCAGCAGGGCCTACAGGTGCAACGGGACCGCAAGGGCCTACAGGGCCAAGAGGGGCAGACGGAGCCAGTTTTATCGTAAAAGGGATATACGCAACACTTGCCGCACTAAAAGCGGCGCATGCAACAGGTGAATCCGGGGACGCATGGGCGGTCGGCACAAGCGAATCGAATGTGATATACGTATGGGACGTAGATGTGGCGGATTGGATGAGTGTCGGCGCACTGCAAGGCCCAATTGGCCCAGCAGGGCCTACAGGTGCAACAGGGCCGCAAGGGCCTACGGGCGCAACGGGGCCGCAAGGCGAACAGGGAATCCAAGGCCCGCAAGGTATTCAGGGAATCCAAGGCCCTGCGGGCGCAGCTGGCCCAAACGAGATAAGCAGCGAGACATACACAACGCTATCCGGGATACTTAAGGGAGTTTCAAATGGCGTTTCTGTGGCAACGCCGGGCAGTGATTACCAGCAACCGACAAACGGACTTGAATCGCAATCAACCATTGCAGATCAAGATGTAATCCCACTTTACGCAACGGCTTCTGGAAAACACAAAAAGATTATGTGGAGTACCATAAAGACAGCGCTCGGGAATTTGTTTGCGGCAAAAACGCACACTCATACGCCTGCATCCATCGGTGCGGCATCATCTTCCCATACCCACACCCCGGCGAGCATCGGCGCGCAGGCAGCCCGGCTGACATTCACAAATAAATCGATCGCTACATCTGCATGGTTATCGGACAGCACTTATACGGATTTCCCGTATCGGGCGGCAGTGGCGTGTACGGGCGTAACAGCAGCCATGTTCGCTGAGGTTGTGCTTTCGCCCGCCGATGCGCTTAGTGGAAACATTGCTCCCGTGTGTCAAACCTACTCGGGCGGCGTGTACTTGTACGCAAAGGCTGTTCCGAGCGCGGCTGTAACGATTCCGACAATCATTGTATGGGGGTGAGATAGCATGATCGGAAGGACAAATGCAGGCGGGGGCGGCATCGAAGGTTGCGTAAAAGGAACCGCAACACATACACGCACTGGCGGTATGACACTTACGGGTTTGCTTGCTCCTCCGCAAATGATAGCTATATGGAAATGGAATACTTCGGGGAAAACTTACGGCAGCACGGCTTTTGCGGCGGGTTGGGACGGTTCTGCGTATACCTACAGATATGCCTCAGACTTGGATGGATACAATGCAGGCGATGGCTCCGGCTCGGGAGCTTTTACCCCAACGGTAACGTATTCTGACGGCACGCTCAATATAAAAACGGGCATAGGCCGTTTTAACGGGTCAGCGTGGAATTACATGTATGTGTATTAAGGAGGCGTGAAATATGTGGGTGAGACGAGTTTTTTATAACCAGACAACGGGCGATGTGCTCCGCACATGGAGCGCGGACGGCAACTTCCGTATGCTTGCGCAGGATGAAGAAGCGGCTATTTGCGGCATTTCCGGCTGCGCATGCCTTGAATGGCGCGAACCCGATGCAGACATCGAAGCCGCATTTTTACCTGCTGACGCGGAAGGCAACCCGCGCATTGTGAACGTTGCCGTTGATGTGTCCGGCGAAGCGCCGCGGTTGGTTTTCAACTATGAAGCCGTTTTGGAGCCGCAGCCGAGCGAAAGGGAAGACATGGCGGCAGCGCTTGCGCTGCTTGGCGTGGAGCCGCAGGAAGGGGCATAACATGGGCAGATGGTTAGACGGTGCGCGTGCAGTACGCGCAGCAATGGATACTGCGGCAGCGGCACTTACGGACGAAACGGCGCTTGGCGCAATGGCGATTTATCCGGCGTGGGAGATCTGTAAGGCATATACCGTAAACGACCGCAGACGGTACGGCGTGAACCTGTACAAGTGCGTACAGGCGCACACATCGCAAGCGGACTGGACACCCGATGCCGTTCCTGCGCTGTGGGTGAAAATCAGCACGGAGGAATGGTCGGAATGGGTACAGCCCACGGGCGCGCATGACGCATATAACACGGGCGATAAAGTGACCTACAACGGCAATCGGTATGTAAGTCGGATTGACGCAAATGTATATTCGCCGGAAGCATATCCGGCGGGATGGGAGAAGCAAACATGAAGGGAGAAGGAAAATGAGCAAGACATTCGGCGCAATCCCAAGCGCCTACGATCCACGCGATTACAGCGTGCGCATGATGGCGGGAGCGGCAACGCTCCCGCCTGTCTATACGGCGAAAGACGTGGAGATTTACGACCAGGGCAGCATCGGGAACTGCGTCATGCAGGCGCTGTCATCTGCACCGCATATGTACCACGGCGTGCGCATGGGCGTAACGTTCGGCTATGGCCGCTGGCGCACGCATACCACATCCGGCATGCGGCCGGCCGAGGCCTGCAACGGATTCGTGAAAGAGGGCATCCCTCCCATGGCCGTGGACAGCAAGCTATATGAGGTGCCGGAAGCGATCGATTACGCGGAAAAGTATGCTACGCGCATGCTGGCTGCCGCAAAACCTTATGCGGGATGGACGTGGGCGCGTGTGCGGACGGTGGACGAGATCAAGGCGGTGGTCTATCAGGCGGAGCAGCGGCCTGGCACGCGGTGCATTGTGTGTCTGCCCCATGTGACGATCCGGCAGGGATATTGGTACACCAAAGGGGAAGCAAGCGGCTACCACGAAATGGCGATCATTGGCTGGGATGACACCAAACAGGCGTTCAAGCTGCGCAATTCGTGGGGTGCGAAAGGATCGCTTACCACGCCGAAGGGCGGCTGCCTGTGGGTGAAATACGATGAAGTTTTTGCCTGTGACGATGTAATCGCCCTGTTTCCGCCTGAAAAACAGGAGGAGACGCCGGAGCCGATCATTGTGGCGCGGCGCACCCTGCGCCTGAAAGACAAGCCCCGCATGGAAGGCGAGGACGTGTGCGAGATGCAAACGCGGCTGAATGTGCATGACGTAGCCTGCGATGCGGATGGCGTATTCGGGCCGGCCACGGATAAGGCTGTACGCGTGTTCCAGTCCATGAAGGGGCTGGTTGTTGACGGTATCTGCGGCGCAAAAACCTGGGCAGCGCTGGACAAGGATCCTGAGACGCAGCCCACGCCGAAACCGTCCGAGCTTGCGCTGGGACTGGTGCGGCATTGCTATGCGCATATCGGCGACATCTATGTATGGGGCGGAAACGGGCAGACGGAGATCTCCGCGGGCTGGATCAGGCGTATGGATACATCGGAAACCAACGCGCAGCGGTCGATCAGGTTCTGGGAGAAGCAGAAGACGGCGGGCATGACAGATCTTGCGGCATTCGATTGCTCCGGCCTGATATCCCGCTATCTGCAAGATATTGGCATCGTATCCAGCAAGCGCAACTGCAACCACCTGTGGGCGATGTGCACACCGGTCACGCGCGCGGAGCTGCGTCCGGGCGACCTGCTGTTCCGGTCGCGGAACGGCGATATGTACCATGTAGGCGTATATGTCGGCCATGGCCGCGTGATCGAGGCCAAAGGCCGCGATGATGGCGTGGTGCTGCGCGGGATCGACGCATCCGGCGCAGGGTACTGGAACAAGTTTGGGCGCTTAAAGGCGCTACAATAAAAACAAAGGAGAAATGCAATGGACAAAGTACTGGAAGGACTGAAATATGCGGCAGCGGGCGCAGGCGGGCTGTTCGCGTACCTGTTCGGCGCGTGGGATGCGCTGATCATCGCTCTGGTGATCTTCGTGGTGGCAGATTATATCACGGGAATAGCCAAGGCCGCCACACAGGGAAAGCTATCATCCGCGGTGGGATTCAAGGGCCTGCTGAAAAAGGTTATGATTTTCGTCTTGGTGATGGTTGGGACGGTAGTGGACAAGGCAATCCCGGCAGCAAACCACGCAATCCGTTCAGCGGTGATTATGTTCTATATCGCCAACGAAGGGCTTAGCATCCTTGAAAACGCGGGCGAGCTGGGCTTACCGCTGCCCAAGACGCTCAAATCGGCGCTGGAAAAAATGAAGGACGAAAAGCCGGAGGATGTGCCGGTGGAAGAACAGGAATAAACACTATGCGCCCTGCTACATTTTTGCAGCAGGGCGCAATATTTTTATATATAGAGTATATTGCAATTATGGGAGGAAAATAATATAATCCACACATAACATATTTTATTCTACGAGAGGAGGGGTATTGATGGCGAGCGTGTTTGATGTTGCGAAGTATATTCTTGAAAAACAAGGAAGAATGAGCACGTGGAAGCTGCAAAAGCTTTGCTACTATGCCCAAGCGTGGACATATACTTGGACTGAAAAGCCCCTGTTTGATGAAGAATTTGAAGCGTGGGCGAATGGCCCTGTTTGCCCATGCTTATTTCGAGAGCACAAAGGCCGTTTCATGTTAGAGAAAAGCGACCTTATGCTTGGAAATTCCGAAGTATTAACAGCCGATGAAAAAGAAAGCATCGACACGGTATTAGACTATTATGGAGATAAGGAAGCTTTTTGGCTCAGGGAGCAAACACATTCGGAAGCACCTTGGATTAATGCAAGACAAGGAATTCCGGATGGCGCCGCGTGCAATGAAGTAATCACCAAAGAAGATATGGGCAATTACTACGGAAGCTTGTAATGAGAAAGAATAAAAAAGTGAAGAGAAGCGGTGGATCCTATAATAAGTCGGTTACCATCGCAACGGAAGCTGCAAAGTCGAACCAAGACGAGTATTTGGTATGGTGCTTCGATAAAGTGGATAACGATGGATGCTTCCGTTTTTCGCACGAAGCAATGGATACGCAAGAAGTGTTGGAGAAAATAATCATATACGGAAAGCGCAAGTGGAAGGATATAGAAAAAGATACGCACGATCATACGAACAAGCGCAAGCATCACAATCTTACAGATTTTGAAAGATACAGTGATGCCGCCAAAGAGCGTGTGCGCAAGCTGCAAATGGTAGAAGATTTGGATAGAATTTTTTCTCTTGCATTTAATAACACAATGCGTATTATCGGGCTTAGAATAGGAAAAGAATTCCACCCGATTTGGTATGACAAAGATCATAAATTCTATCCATCAGCCAAATAGAACAATCGAAGTAGATATAATATCCCCCGCTGGCTTATGGCTGGCGGGGGATATTTTTGTAATAGCCTTTTAACGAGCATTGCGGGATTGCCAGAAGTCCAAGAGTGAAACCGAGTGAAAGGGGAGCGCTATCAACGCTCCCCATACATTTTGATAAGATTGTCCAATGCGTCCCTTTCTATTCGTCTCGCATAATCCTCTACATACCCGGAAAGACGCGCAATCTTTTCCCAAGTATCTTTTTTGCTTGTTCCCATTCTAACAAACCTTAGATTAATGATGGATGACTGAACCGGCGGCAACTTTTTAACCATATCACCTATCAACTTGCACTCTGAAAGCATGTTGCTAAGCTCGTTTGAAAGGTCATCTATTCGTTTATTGTACTCCGCAACACGTTCCTCATTCCGTTCTGCCGTGTCCAATGTTGGGTCTGACACTCCGCTTCCGTGTGGCATTCCGCTAAGCTCCTGCGTTTTTACTCCGTACAGCGAATCGATTAGAATTTTATACGCACTTATCTTCTCTTCGATTTCCTTAGCGTGTCTAGTTTCATCGCCCCACCTGAAAAGCTTTTCACGCATTGATTTTCTGTTCATTGTGCCTTTCTTGCCCTCCCATCCTCAAATTGCGGACAATCCTCCACCGTATACGAACATCCCGAATATAACCGTTCCTTTTTCGCTTTCCAGCCTGCAACCGGCGTGAAATCCGTGAACCAGCTACACCCGCCGCCTATGGCGTTTTTGCAGTCCCAGCATATTGTTTGATTGTTCTTCATCTGCCTGTGCGCCGTTCTGTGTGGATGATCCCGAACCCCGATTTCCCTGTGTTCCACTACAGTTCCGTCCTTCTTCATCTTGAACGAATGCCGGATACCGCATTGCTTGCAGTCGTAATAGATCGTTATGAAATTCGGGTACACGTTCGTTGACAGTCGTTTAAGCTCTGCGCCGCATTTGCACGCTGGCTTGAAATCTGTGTGATATTTCATGGCGCGTCTCCGTACATCTTCGCCCCGCAGTTGGGGCAAAATTTATAAAACTTTTGAAACAGTACAAAACTCGTCATGCCGCCACCATCGCTTACATCGTAATTTTCTCCGCACTCGCTGCATTCTGCCATTTCCCCATCAGAAATGGGAATCCATCCTCCATGCACCACTTCCACAAGCAATCCGTGATCCACCTTCCAGCACGGTACTTCGCAGTCCCTGCGGCAATCATCACATGGGCTATTCATGCTTACCTCCGTCCATTACCGCCCCGCAGTTGGGGTGACAGTAAAAATGTTTAATAAACTTTTTCCAACAAGCGTGATTTTCAGATGGGCATTCGGTTTCTGAACACTCGCACTCTTCAGGAAGCCATTCACCAATGCCGTTATAGACACAAGGACAATCATCTCCGACCATGTACCATAGCATTTCGGAAACTTTTTCTACCTCCACAACATCAGCATCGGGCAAGTCCTCAAGCTTATCGCGGATATAATCGCAAGCGTCATGCCATCCATTGTTGTACGGGGAGAAGGTTTCAGGCTTTTCCGGGTCTTTGTCATACGGATGCTCATCCACGGCATAGTCTGCAATTACAATAGCCGCTTCCCGATCTATGTATTCCTTACTCATCTTTTCTCCTCTCCGTCCATCTTCGCGCCGCAGTTCGGGCAATACTTAAAAGGCGATATCGGTGCATCGATAAGACTTCCGCTGAATCCGCATAGCGAGCAAGTCGGTCTCAACGCTCGCTCAATCCACTCCCCATGCACCACCGGCGCAACATCGGCGGCATCTAAGCTGTCAAGCAGGTCTATGCAATCCCTAAACCTGTCTGCGCTTTCGGTATCCCCATCAATCACGCATTCGGTAATCCATATTCTTAGCGCGCGCTTTGCTGCTTCCCTCTCTATGTATTCCACTTTGCTCCGTTCCACGCGCTCTTTGATGGCATTGAACGCTATCAACTTCGCTACTTCAACTTGCGAGTTGAAATTGCGATATGAATTGGGAATACTCAATATTCTAAGTGCCTCTCTATCAGTCATGCCTCCTCCTTCGGCGGTTCAATGTTTGCCCAATGGGTGACGCTCCCATGTTTTTTATCGTTCCAAAAACCATATGGTATTTCCGAGTCGTGGTTAAATTCAAAAAGCCAATCCTTGACAAATCCATCTTCAAATTTAACCTTATACCATTCTCGCGCAAATTCGCCCCATTCATCTGCCGGAGGCCTTTCCGGCAGCCTGTCCTTAACGTTAATCCACTCCATTTACTTCCTCCTTCGGCGGCTCCGGCAGCGGCATCCATGCGATAACTGGATTGCTTTTAAGCCAAAATCCACCACCCATAGGATATAAATAGCCAAGCATATCCATATCGGTATCGGCAGCATCGTAATAGTACCACCACTCCGGCAAGTTTTCTCTTACGCGTATCTCGCCCCTAAATACCTGCTCATCTTGGAGCAGAATAGCTACTGGCTCTTTTTCTTCCGGCATCTTATCCTTCACGCTTATCCATTCGCCAAACGGATATTCGGTTCTTTTCTCTAACGGCGGCTTGCCCGCCTTGCAGTCCTCGTATCCTTCAGCGTATGAGTTTGATACAAGCCTTCCAAGCTGTTCATTTGTCAAACCGCATTGCTCATGCTGTGCGCGGAGGGCATAAACCGCAAGTTTGCATGCTTCTTGGTCTGCTTCAATTCTGCTGTGAACAGGTATTTTCTTCATGGTCTCGCGCCTTGTATTTGGATCAAGAATTCTGATCGCTTCTTCGCGTGTCATTGCTTGTCTCCTTTTTCCAGCAGTTCCCACAGGATTTCAAGTTCGTGTTCCCTTGCGGCAGCCCTTGCGGCATCCCATGCGGCATCCCTTGCGGCAGCCCTTGCGGCAGCCCTTGCGGCAGCCCATGCGGCAGCCCCTGCGGCATCCCATGCGGCAGCCCTTGCGGCAGCCCTTGCGGCATCCCATGCGGCATCCCTTGCGGCAGCCCTTGCGGCAGCCCTTGCGGCATCCCTTGCGGCAGCCCCTGCGGCACGCAGTTCCTCATCCTTGATTTCCCCCCGCAGCCACTTGCGTTTTGCTTCAATCGCCGCTATGCTTCGTGGGTCAGGGTTGTCCACAAAAGATAGCGCATATTCCGCACAACGGCACGCAAATTCGTGCAATATAGGCGCGTCAATAAATTCCTCGCGCAGCACCGACCATAATTTATCGGCAGCAGACACATTCGGCAGATTCAGAACATCAAGCGCTGTCCATTCATCACGGATTGCAGCTATGCGCGCAAAGTCGGCGCGCCCTTCTGCCGTTTCAAGCCAGCACGGTCTAAATGATTTGAATTGTCCTACGGTTACGGTTTTCATACTTCCTCCTTTTCCGCTTCATCAGGCATTACGGTGTTCCAGCATTCGGCGCAACGCCCTTTACAAGTCAAAGCATCTCCATACACATAACTTGCGCAAATAATACTCGCGTTGCCAAAATTCACTTGCGCGTTCGGAAACTTCTCCAAGAAATCCTGCAAGTACGTTTTCTGCGGATGCTCTGCGCACCATTTGTCGATGATGGCCTCACATTCTGCTGTACGCTCAATCAGAGCTTCGTCACATGCCCCGTTCCACACGTCTACCATTGGGCATCCCTCACAATATGCATGCGCCTTGCACATCCTTGCGTAATCATGAATTGTTGCCATTTGTTGCTCCTTTCTCATGCGCGCCATGTCGTTACAAGCTCGTTAAGCAACTCGATTATCTCCCGTTGGTTTGCAAGGATAGTACCAATAAAAACATCTTCGTTTTTCTGTTCTGTAACAGGCACGTTTGTTTCTGTGTTGACCGTTTCAGCAGCTATTTTCCTTTTTTGCAATATGTGCTTACCCGTTCTAAACCGTTCTATCGTTTTTTCTGAAAAATCCATACAATATGCAATATCTGCATCTGCCATCCCGGAATCAATCATCTTTTGAACCTTGTTAAGTTCTGTTTCTGTAATGTTCCTGCCCCTCATATCCTTTTTCTCCTTTCATTTCATCCCTGATACGGGCATTCCTTGCTGCCCCACGGTATCACCCCGCAAGCCAGTAAATCCTTGCGCCGTTCGCAGCGTTTCACTTCTTTGCCCTGTTTATCGCAGAACGCGCAGGCGTTTGCCACATCGCCCATTAGCCTGTCAAATGCATCCACAGGACACACGTAATAGTCCTTTTTCGATGCGGGGCTGTGCTTCGGTACGCACATCAGCTCAAGCCCGTTTGCCGTGCGGATAAGCCCCTCGACCTGCTCCGGGTTAAGGCCGTCCATGACCGCTTCCAATGCCTTGCTCGCATGGTTCTGCATCGCTGCCAAACTGCTCCGCGCTTTTTCACTGTTGCGGAACTCCAATCCTTTCAGCGTGTCCGCGTACCCGATGCACCCGGCCAGCACTACTATGATTTCCTTGTCAGCTGTGTTCGCGTAGTCTCGCATCGCTATACCCCCCATGAAATCTGCTGTCCGCGCTTTTTCGCGGGTTCAATCATTCCCTGTTGCGCTTTCGCATGGAAACCCTTGTCTACCTCGAATCCGTATGCATCTCGCCCCAATTCATATGCCGCCACAAGGCTTGAACCGCTCCCGGCGCATGGGTCTATCACGACATCACCCGGGTCTGTGAAGATTTCAATCAAGCGTTTTAGCACCGTTACAGGCTTTTGCGTTGGATGAATGGTCGGATAAATGGACTTATCATCCCTTTGCCACTTGAACCAATCGAAAACCATGTGCCCGCCATTTCTGAATTTCGGCAGCTTGTCACGATACAGCACAATCGCATGTTCCGTTGCTCCAACGATCTTCATGTTGGCTTTCAGCACTTGCGCTGAATAGTCCTTGATGAAGAATATAGGGTAGCTGTGATTGAATCCGTATTGCTTGCCATAGTCAATCAGCATCGCGTCCTGATCGAACGCGCAGAATACAATCATCGCCGGGGCTTGACCTGCCTCCTTCGGCTCTTTCTTCAGCAGACGATTACAGAAATGCATGTACTCTGCGATTCTGAAATCATTGTCCGTGTTAAAGAACGCTTTCCCGGCCTTGTCGCTTTCTCCGTTTTTGTTATCTCCGCCCTTGTACCACATGGGGTTTGATGCGTATGCATTCTTCCCGAGGTTGTACGGGATATCGGCAATCACAAGCTGCGCCTTTGGTATTGCATACCCCTTGAAATTCTGAAAGTTATCGTGATACAGTTCGATTTTTGCCATCGCTAGCACCTCTTGCCATGCTTGTACGGCCTTGTGCGGTTGTATTCCATCTTCTCACGGACGATCGCATCAACATCCAAACCCTCATGCCCGAACCAGTCAAGAATGCGAATAAGGCAATCTGCCATTTCTACCGCGATTCCTTCCGGCTTCCTGCCACCCCATGATTCCATGTCGGATTCATAGTATACCGTTTCACCGTCAAACTTGTTGACATACGCCATCGGCCTTCCCGCACGGTATTCCTCCACCGCTTCCGAAATCTCAGAATGGCAAAGTGCTGCGATTTCAAGCAGATTGCGCGGCTCATCCCACCATCCATGACTTACAGCGTTATCATGGATTTCCTTAGACAGCTCGTTTAACATATCCCTTACCTCCCAGCATGTTGTGTTTGTTGTTTGTGATAAACTGCTTGTCGGCTTCAAAAATACGCAGCATCCTGCCGTTTACCTTTACCCTGACATGCGAACCCTGTGAAACCTTGTCCGTATAGATGCGCTTTGCGCACTTCATATCATTCGTTTCGGCGATTAACGTTTCACGCCCCGCAGTTATCGCCACAATTTGATATTTCATCGTTCAAATACCCCTTGATCGTCTTAATTGCTTCCTCCGCGCCGTAACACACCACGGCGCAGTTTCCTCGCTCCCGGAGGTGTGCAATGACCTCCTTCTGCCTTTTGCTAGGTCTGCCCTTTTGAACGCCCAACGCCTTGATTTCCGGCGTTTTCAGTTCGATGTACAGGGCTGCGTATCCACCGTGCGGAACCGGCAGGCATATGTCAGGTATTCCGGCCTTTACCCCCGCCGCCTTTAACCGCGCTGCCGTTGCCTTGCTCCGTGCTCCGCCGTTCGGAATGTGGTACATCAGCCACAGCTCCGGGTATGTCGCTTCCTGCAACGCCGCCCACTCGAATACGGCGATCTGCTCTTGTTCCTCGCGGTTATTCATCGTCTTCATCCCCCAGCAGATCGATGCCGATTTTGTCCAGGTCTGCATCCGTGTAGGTGCGCTGATGATGGTTGTGTGCACCGTTCAAGGATCTCTGCTTTGGCTTGCTTGCGCTGCGTTCATCTTTCCCGCGTTGCTCCCACGTTCGTACGGCTGCTTTCCAGTCCTTCATCGGCTGCGATCCGACCTTCCACCCCTTGGATGCATAGAAATCAACAAATCGCTGCGGGTCAACGTCATTCCGCCGCTCCCGGCAATATGCCTCTACATCCGATACGGATGGTGGAGAGAAACGCGCACGCGCGTTTGGCGCTTTAGCGTCCTCTTTCGGATTCGGATTGGATTCGGATTCGGATTGGATTAAGGCCGCAGATTGCGGAATCTCGCCGCAACTCGCCGCAGATTGCGGCAGATTGTCATTTCCAACCACATCAGGAGGTTCCGGGTACTTCGGCTTGCAATCTCTGACACGCTGATGTTTGACCCACCCGGGGAACCAAAAGTAGGGCTTCCCGTCCACTGTGTAGAGGGAAACGCAGCCCTTAGCCGCCAATGCTCGGAGCGCAACATCGATGTCTTTGATGGATAGCCTGTCCCTAAACGGAAACACGCGTCCTCTTATGATTGCCGGGCGGGCATCTCCACGCCCGGCATCATCCGCCTGCGTTATAAGTCCAATCCATAACCGAAACTCGAAATCTGAAAGAGAGGATATCTTTTCACTTACGCATATACTCTCTTTTATTATCCTGTTCGGCACTTCTCATCACCAACTTAAAACATGAATTCAAGCGGTTTCTGTGCAAACTGGATTTCTCGCAACGGTTCCCATCCAGGCTTCTCCTTCATCAGTACACGCTTTAACGGAAGTGTTACACCTTTGAAAATGGCAACGGCTGCTTCTTCTGATTCGATGTCTATGCTGTTTGCGATGGCAACCGCTTCCTTCAATCCATACCGTGTATCAACGATGACGCGTGTGCCGCTTGCAATCTTGTGTCCATCTGGAACGCGGAACAGGTACTTGTTCTGGTTTCCGCTGTGCTTAACCATTACTACTGTAATCATGTGTCCTCCTTTAAAACGGTAAATCTGAATCGTCTACGTCTGTAAAACCTTCTGCGTCTACTGTTCCTTGCACTGCGCCCTTTGGTGTAAGGAATTCGACCTCGCTTGCTACAACCTCGGCAACATGCCGATTTGTGCCGTCTTTTGCTTTATAACTGCGCGTTTGAAGTTCACCGATGATTCCAACCTTGCGCCCCTTTGCAAGATACTTCCCGCACAGCTCCGCAAGCTGCCGCCACACAACGATCGGTATAAAATCCGTTTGTTTCTGCCCGTCAGCGCCTTTAAACTGGCGTTGTACGGCGATGTTGAACGTTGTTACGTATGTACCGCTGTTCGTTGTCCTGACATCAGGGTCTTTTGTCAGGTTGCCGATTAAAATAACTTTGTTCATGCATTCCCCTTTCGATAGTAAAGTTTTGTTTCATCCCATTCCGGGTATTTCTTGGCGAGGTACGCCCTCACAAACTCGGCTATGTTTTCCCTGTCTGTTGTCTGATCGAACCGCCTGTGACACTCGCGGCACAATGTAACGATGTTTTCCTCAATCCCCAAACCGCCTTTGCTCCGTGAGATGAAGTGCGCTTCTGGCGCGGCATGTGGTGAGCCACATAGGATGCAGCGCTCTCCGTCTCGCTCCCACACCGCATATTTTACTTTCTGCGGGATTTCAAGCGCCTTTGTCCGTCTGCTTTTCATCGTTCCACCTTGCTTTCATCAATGCGATTTCATCAGGCGTTGCCGTGTCAATGCCAAGTTCCTTTGCTTCGCTGATGATTTCATCCAGTAGCCTTGAAAATTCATCGGTGTTATAGGTTGAAGAGCCGTAATAGAGTATCACACGCACGCAACCATCCAGCTTGCATCCGTCCATTACTTCGGCTACCCATCCAATCCCGCGCCCCTCCCAACCGCTTATAACGGCTTCGGCTTTGTCCTCCTGCGCGGCGATTATGGAGAACACGCCGACGCGCTTTAGAATCTCGCGGTATACTGATTCTTTCGTGGCCTTGACTTTCTGCGCTATCTTGTCGCACAGCACCCACATATAGGCGTTAGCGTCCAATGAACGCTTGGGGCGATACTTCTTCACATCAACCGCCAGTTTGCTATCACCAAGCGATTTCAGTTCATTCAGCATGCGTTTGGATTCTGGGGCGATTCGGAACGAAAGAACCGCATCGCCCGTCAGCATGTCCACACTTGCGCGCGGCGCGTCAGCTATCAGCCGCATTGTCTTTTACCGCAAGCTTGGCAAGGATCTCGTCCAGCTCGTCAATGGTTAACTGCGCAATGTTCTTGCCGAATGTCCGCGCGCACGCCTTGTTCAGCTTCGCTTCATCCGGGCACAACCGTCTGATTTCCACCAAACGCTTTCCGCGCTCTGCACGCGCTTCGTTGTCGCCCTGCGCCATCCGCTGCGATTCGGTACGCTGCGTATACTTCGTTGAATCCTTGTCCCAATATATATCGGCTCCGAATCCAAGCGCCTTACAGGCGACCGATATAGCGTCTGTATATGCCTTTTTGAATGCTTCATCATCTACATACAGTCCGCTGTTTTCCTTTGCGATGTACATTGCGCCACCAGTTCCAGGTATTGCATCGCTCCACACATCGCCGACTTTCACATACAAATCAATGTTGCAGAACGCTGCGCATTGACCACTCTCGCTTGGTTCAAGCCATTGACGCACGATTACAGGCTTCCATCCAATTCCACACGGCCCGAATTCTTCGGTAAGGCACTTGATGCGCCACATCGGATTTATATCGGTCATGCCCTTTAATCTGCCGCCGCCTATCTTCTTTTGCGCTTCGGGCGGTACGGCCCTGTATTTCTCATACAACGCCATGTTCCCCATGTCACACCTCCACCACAAATTCAGGTTCGCGCTCTACGATTTCGACCAGTCCGGCAGGTACGGTTTCCCCGGTGTCCTTGTGGACAATCAGCGTGTCATGTCCCTCGTGAACAACGTCCAGTGTCTTCTTGAACTCGCCCCAACGGAACACGGGCTTTTGCTCCACAAACTCCGGGAATGCTTCTGCAAGCAACGAATCATTGTGCTTATACTCCGGGGATGGCTTTTTCAGCTTCAGCACGCCGGATGCAAGCTTGTATGTTTCCTGCGTCTTGGTGCTTCTGTGCGGGACACCCTGAAAGTAGGTGGACAGTTTGCCGTTAATATCGGCTTTCTTCCTGTCGCGTTCTTCTTCGATCTGCTTGGCGCGCGCGGTGTAAAAATCAATCTGCGCCTTGCAGACGTTCAGCAACCGTTGCGATTCGTCATTGATGCGCCGGATTTCCTGCAAGCACTGCTCGGCCTGAATATCGTCCTGCACATCGTCATACGGATTCATGGGGTCAAAAATGGTTTCACAATCCACTGTTTCCATTGACAAATTCCTCACTTTCTGTTACGATTCAGTTAGATATTTTCTTTGTGTGCTCGTCTGAGGTTGCCGCCTAGGCGGGCACTTCTTCTTCCGGCTGCATGCACCATCCGAATGCTGCGTCCCATCCGGCCTTGAATGCATTTTCAACCAAGTCCATAACCGTATGCGTAATGGTTTTGTTATCATCTGCGTTTGCAGCATTTTTCGTTACGACAAGCGATGCTGCAATAATTTCGCGCATATCAGCCGCAAATTCCTTAAACGCCATTTCATGCAGTCTCTCATGCTTCATGTTGTGCCTCCTCCTTTATGTTTTCGATATACAGACCGCGCTTGCGCGGTTGCTGCATTTGTTCCGTCCTGCGCCGCGCCGCTAATCCCTGCGCGACCGCAACGGCGATTAGGATCCCGATGATGATCCCGGGCAGCGTGAAGCTGAAAAATAATCCGAAGTAGTTCATGCTTTTATTCCTTTCGGCCTGTTCGATCTAAATGTTCCGTTCCGCTGCTGCCGTGCAACATGGGAGCGATAGGAGTCATAGTCTAATTTGGCTAAAATCTGCCGTTCCCGCTCCCGCCGCAAATACGTTTTTCGCGCTGCTGCGTACCCGTCAATGAATGCCTGCTTGTCCATCATGTCAACCACCCGTAGGCCGTCCGTACTCCAAGAAGTACAGGAACGCCATTCTCGGGATGATTACCCTTGCGCCAAGACAGATGACAGGGAATCCAAGTTTAATGGGGTCTGACTGCGCTTGGTTTCGGATGGTCTGCGGATTCGTTCCTAGTGCCTCAGCAACATCAATAACTGAAAGTGTTTCTTTGGTCGATTCTCTGATTTGGTCTAGTGTCATACATGCTCCTTTACTTTCACCGCGCAATGCTTTATGATGTAGGCAAATCCCCTTTGGAAGGAGGTGGTTACTTATGAGCGAGAAGCTTATTAAGTACCTGCTAAATTCCCTTCGTCTCCCACGGTAAACCAACCGTAGTACTGGATGGGGGTGCGTTGCACATTCGTCATCGGTTGTCCGGCCAAGAAGCGGTATTATGCGCCGCTCCTGTCCCTGTACACCAGAGGGACACATTAGGATGCAACCGGACGGAGACTATGTGCGGAATAGGGTGTGTGGCATAATCACATGCCCTTTTTCCTTTCGTAACCATCCTTCCCTGCCTACATCGTGAAGCATTGCACGATGTCATGTGGTTACATTGAATCTAGCTGATCGGCAATCCGTTTAATGAGTTTTGACATTCCAGGGTTGCTCCCTTTTCGATTGCCGATATTAGCTTGTCAATGATCTTTGACTCACTCATGTTGTCCCCGTAGTGTGGTGTTAACTGGATGAAGCGGTTAGCTCGCTT